AGACCCCAGCCCAGATTGGATCAGCGGCCCGATATAGTCCGCGCTCGCGCCGAACTTCATCGCGCACTCGCCGGCGACGATCGACGCTAGATCGATGAACCACTCGCCGGGGATGTTTTCGAAGTCGGGAACGTAGCAAATCTCAAGCGCGGCGAGCTTGCGGAAGATCGCATCGACGCGGCTGTTGACGTAGTTGTAATCCTCCGGTGAAACGGTCTGGCCCGCCGCGAGCACGCCGAGATTGGCCAGCGCCTCAAGGACTAGATCGTCGGACGTGTAGAATGGTTTTGAGGCGGGAGGCGAGGACATCAGGATTTCCCGCTTTCGCTGGTCACGGCCTCGGCCGGTTGTACGTGCGTCAAAATCTGATGGTCGAGTATATAATTTGGCTTCCCATCCGGCCCGAAGCCGGTAAAGGTGACGCCGCTCAAAACGATGCGGGTCTTCAACGTCGTCCCGTCCGAGAGATGGTAGACGTTCCACGCTTCATGCTCGACCGCATATTCAACCGCTCGCGCCATCGGGATTCTCCTACGCACGCCATGGCAAATCGAGCACGCCATGCTTCATCCAAATCTCGGCGATCTGCGCTTGGGTCAATCCCTCGGCCTGGCGCATCACGCGAATCTTCGGCTCGATCAGCGTCCCGAGATATTGGATATCGTCGAGGCCCACGTCGCACTTCGCGCGCATATCGCGGTCGGCGGCCCAGCGCGACACCAATTGATCGATGGTGGTCACGGCGCCGATCCAGCCCACGACATGGCCACGATATCCCATGCCGTCGGTCGGCGGCCCGTTCGGGGTGTCTTTGTTGATCTCGTTCCCGACGCGGAAGTAGCTGTTCGAGCGCGCCGCCGCGATGTGGCTTTCATCGGTGATGCGAACCGGAACGTTCGCCGGGAATTCGACGCCGCGCCACTTGGTCGTTTCTGGGTCGCCGGCGCGGGGAATGTAGGTGACGAGTTCGCCCGGCTCCTTGGGTGGCGGCGCGGCGGGCGGGCGCGGCTGCTGGCGGCTGAATTGTTCGACGGCCATAAGCTCAATCCCTCCACGTCGCGGCCTTGACCGCCCACATCTGCGCGCCCTGTGCTTCCGTGATCGCGACAGAATAGAGGCGCTTCTGCTCGGCGGTCGCCTCCGGATTGCCGCGCGCATCGTTCGCGATGTCGATAATCTGGGCGTAGAGGGACTTCAACTTGTGAACGGCGTCATCGCCGCTCGGGTTGAAGGATAGGCCGACTGCTTTCTCACCAAATGTCATTTTCATCTCCTCATGGAAAAGACGGGGCGATACGCCCCGCCCAATCAGTTGTCGTCGTTCTTCGCGAACGTGATAACGAACGTCACGGAGCCCGTCGTCGCCGCCGTTCCCGTCTGCGTGTACTTCGCATAAAGCGGGACGGCGCTATTGATGGCGGTCTGGTAGGTCGAATTGCTCGTGACCGCCACCGCTAGACCCGCCGCCGTCGTCAAATGCGAGACGCCAGTCGCGATCGTGGTGGTGCTGTTGCTGATACACGCCGTCGCCGTGCCGCAATCGGCCATGATCTCGTTGGCGCTCGTCTTCGTCGCGCCAATCGTGAACACGTTCGTCGTCGCGGCGTTGAACGCCGTGGTGACATCGGCGTCGATCGCTAGGATGTAGACGTTCGACGGGACCGTCGCGAACCAAACGCCGTTCTTGATGTTCGGGTCATTGAAGTTGAACGTGACGCGGACATAACAAACGTTTTGCGACATCTCGCACGCCCGCGCCGGGATGATCTTGTAGCCGGAATATACTTGCGGGTCGATATTGTAGGCGAACGCGGAGAGCAGAGGCGCGGCCACGAACGCCAAGGCGATAATCCACAGCGGCCAGAGTTTGCGAAGTTTCGTGAGCATGATGGTTCCTTTCGGAAGTTGACAATGCGGCGTCCGCCCTCTATCTTTTTACCACACGCGGAGGCATAAAGATGAAAGAGGATTGGTTGCCAGTAGTTGGCTATGAGGGTGTTTACGAAGTCTCCAATCTGGGAAACATCGTTAGAGTGTCTTCCTGTACGGGCAAGCCCTGCCGCAAGAACCTCAAAAAGGCGATTAGGAGAGGATATAGAGGCTTTACGCTATCCTTGAACGGGCTCACGAAACATGTTCACGCACACAGAGAGACGTGGCGCGCATTCCGTGGCCCTATCCCAGATGGCTTTCAGTTGAACCACAAGGATGGGAACAAGGATAATCCTAACCTGATCAACCTAGAGGTCGTCACTCCGTCTGAGAATATCCTTCATTCTTTCCGCGAACTTGGACGGGAACTTCCAGTCGCTCCCCATGTTCCGGGGGAGCAAAATGGCCGGGCCAAAATAACGGAAAGCGATGTCCTAGAGATTCGATCCCTAATTGACGCCGGCCATAGCCAAACCGAAGTCGCCAAGAAGTTCAACGTCCATCAGACGCAAGTTTCTAGGATATATCTCAGGCAGAGTTGGCGGCACATGTAGCGCCGCCATAAATGCTTGATAACATTGAGTTATCAGGCGTCCGGTATAGCACAGAAAAATCCAGTGAACGTGCCCCACTCCTTGAAGTTGTTCGCCGGGGTGACCTTCGCGATCTTGCCGACGCCATAGGCCATCTTGAGGCCGGCGCCGCGCAGATACTGATAATCATCCTCCTTGCGGAAGGTCGGCGTCGGCATCTTGCCCCAGCACCATGCCTGCGAGGCCTGCCCGCACAAGAACGCTGGAGCGACCTGAATGCCCGCCGCGCCGGCCGCGACGCCGACGGTCGAGTAGCCGACCGGGATGCGCAGCGACAATTCGGGAATTTCGCGGATGATCACGCCGTTGTAGAGCAAGTCGCCGTCCACGAAGATCGGGTTCTGCATATACCCCTGCTGCTCACGAGCGCGGGAGTTCTGGTTCGCCGTCTTGATGTCGGTGTCGTTGGCCAGATCGCGGAACTGCTCCTGCCCGACGAACAGAACGAACCACTCCGTCCCGTTCTCCTTGAGGCGGAAGGGTCTGATGCGCGGGTTGGCCTTCTTGGCGCGGCGCTTCATCGTCATCAAGATCGCGCCGGAGATATTGTCCGTCGTGGTCGTGATGTTGAGCATCGACGCCGTGAAGTTGCCGGCCGACAGGTTGGCCGTGTTGGAGTGGCCAATCTGGATACGGTCAGCATTGTCCGTGATCCACGTATTGCGTTGCGCGGCCGTCGCGGCGTCGAACAGAATGCCGTTGACGCGCTGCCCGTTGTTGGAGCCAAGGCCGGCCGGCGACGACTGCGATGGCAGAGCATAATAGGCGTCGCAAATCTCGTCGCGTTGGAGTTCCTTGCCCCAATCGACGAGCATCGGCTTCGCTTCGGCGAATAGATCGATTGACGATTTCTGTTCTTCTGCGTTGTTGATCACGACGGCGTTTCGCGCCCAATCGATCCAAAGGCGCATGCCGTAGTTGTCGATCGCTTCTTCGTTTCCGATCAGCGGCCCCGAGGCAATGGCGGTTGCTTGCAGCCTGGCAATCAAGGGGACGTTGATCTGCTCGCCCCCGTTCTTGCCGCCCTTGTCGAGGTCGGGGATGACGCGGATAATAGAATTGATGTCCGTCCCCATGTAGGGGCTGAACAAGTTCTCGCGAACGTATTCCCGGAAAATCTGTTTCCTGAATACGATGAGTTTGTTGTTAACCTGTGTTACGGACGAAGCCATAGCACTATCCTTTCTGGTTGGCCGCGTCCATGACCAGCGCTAGGGCCTTTCAGCCAACACGCTTGATAGAGGCGACTTAGGTGGTCCAAGCTGAGTCGAACGTCGATCGATCCGATCCGTCGAACATTTCGAGATCGTTCGGCGCGCGCGAGTTGTTGCCGCCCGCCCGATTGAGCGACGCGGGGAGTTTGACTTGGGTGCGAGGCCTGCCACGGTCGCCGGTCATAGCGTCGTCGCGTAGCTCTTCGATGATCTGCTTGCGAAACTCCGGGTCGGCCATCAGGGCCTTTCGGGTTTCCTCGGCGATCTTCGACTTGTAGGCCGATGGATCGTCGCCGACCTCGCGCAGCGCCTCATTGCGCTTGTGCCATGTCACCACGGCCTCGCCCGGATCCGGAAGGTCGATGATGCGCTGGACAAGCTGGCGGTTGTCGGGAGTGAGAGGAAGAGACTTCAGCGCCTCGAACGCCGCGTCGAAGCTCTCGCCGTGGCGAGCTTTGGACAGCGCCATGCTGGTGTTGATGCGCTGCTCTTTGATCTGGTTCGTGACGGCGGCAAGTTTCGCCTCGAAACCTTTGTTCATGTGCTCGACGAACGCGGTCGGGTCTTCGAACAGGTCGGGCGGCGTTTCGGGCTTTGGCGCCTCGGCCGGCTTTGGCTGCTGGCCTTGGCGCTGCGATGCGAGAAAACCCTCGAACTTCGCATTGAGTTCGGCGATGGCCTTTTGGCTCGCCGTCTTCTCCGCTTCAAGTTGCGCCTTGAGCACATCGCGTTCCGCCTGAGCGGCGCGCGTCTTCTCGGCCTCCTCGCGCAGGCGCCCGGAAGGAACACGCCCCCGCGGCTCGTGAGTTGGCTCCTCGGGCTTCTCCTCGGGTTCGGCCTCTGCCTCCTCCTTGGTTTCGCCCTCGGCCTCTTCGCCTTCCTTGGCCTCCGAGGCTTCCAGCTCCTCGCCGGCTTCCTCTTCATCGCCTTCATCTTCGGGCTCATGCTGCCCTTCGAGGCCATCGCCCATCGCTTCCGCGGCACGGTCGCCGGTCTCGTCAAGCGTCATTTCCTCCTTGCCGAAGGCGTCGCCAAAGATTTCATTCTCAGTCCCAATGATCGCATCCCGAAGAATGTCGTCTTCCTTGCCCATGGTGGTGGTCTCACTTTATCGCCGTGATGGCGGCGGAGCTTTACCGTCTGCTCCGGGTAGACGTTGCGCCTTGTCGCGGATCGCCTGCGGCGGGATTTAGCGAGCCCCGATGCTCGTGCGCCGTATCGTGGCGCGGACGATTCCTATCGCGGCGCGCCGACCGGCATCGGCGGGCGCGCCTGTTGCTGCTGTGGCTGCGCCTGCTGCGGCGGCTGGGCCATCGCGATCAGCTCCTTCACCATTTGAAGCTGGGCCAGTTCCATCTGCGCCTGACTGACGGACCCGACCGAGCCCGCCTCGACGGACGCCTTCTGCGCCTTCGCGTCGGACTGCCGCGCATCCGCCGCCGTCTTGGCGTTCTTGACCGCCGCGCCCTCCATCTGGAGCTTTTGCGCCGCCTGCTGCATCGCGACCTGTTGCGGGTTCGGCGGCGCCGGTTGCATCATCTTCAGCAAGCGCTGCTTCAGGGATCTCGGCCCTGGCCACATCTCAATCAGGACAGGCGGTGGGAACGTGCCAGGCGGATAGCCCTTCAACAGTTCGAAAAGGTCTTGCTCAAGCGACGCGACGTCCTGGCCTTCCTCGAGCATGATGTCCACGTCGAGCGCGCCGAGCGCGTTGACCATGACCGGCCGCCCGAACTGATCAAGCGACAAGGCATTCAACTGGACGAACGCCGCTTTCTGCGTCTCGTCGTCGGTGATCCTGATCCACTTTTCCGACGTCCAATGCCGCTGCGCCGTCGTCCATATCGAGCGATAGAGCTGGAGTTTCCATTGCCGATAGTTGAGGATCAGCGGCCCTAACTCAGCCATGCCCGGTTGGCGTAATAGCTCGATCGCGCGCCCGGATATGTTCGCCATCGACGAGCCGGACAACACCGCCAT